GACGGTGGACGAGCTGCCCGAGTGGGCGCAGAAGCTCATCGCCGAGCAGCGCGGGACCGATGACAAGCCGGTCGACGCGAAGACAGCCCTCGCCGCCATCGCCGCGGCGCTCGGCCAGGACGAGACCGAGGACCCGGCGAAGCTCGCGGCGGACGCCACGGCGGCACTGCGAGAGAAGAGCGTCGAACTCGCGGTCTACCAGGCCGCTGGCAAGCACAGCGCGGACGCGTCCGCGCTGCTGGATTCCCGGACGTTCCTGGCCACGGTCGCGGACCTCGACCCGACCGCGAAGGACTTCGCCGCGAAGGTCGACGCCGCCATCAAGACCGCCGTGGAGACCAACACCGCCCTCAAGGCCGCCGGCCAGACGCCGGGCCGTAGCGGCAAGGAGATCACGCCCGTCCCGAATACGACGGGCCGCCCGAAGAACCTCACCGAGGCTGTCTCCCGCGCCTACCAGCAGCGCTGACGGCCCCCCTCATCCGAACTGGAGTAACTCGTGCCTGTCACCCTCGCTGAGGCCCAGGTCAACACGCAGGACGATCTGACCTTCGCGGTCATCGACTCGTTCCGGCGTAAGTCTTGGCTCCTCGATCAGATCACCTTCGATGACGTGGTCAACCCCGCCGGCGGCGGGGCGACCCTGACCTACGGCTACCACCGGTTGGTCACCGCCGCGCCGGCCGGCTTCCGTGCGTTCAACACCGAGTACACCCCGGGCAAGGCGACCCGGGTCCGCAAGACCGTCGACCTGCACCCCCTCGGCGGCGCGTACGAGATCGACCGGGCGCTCGCCAAGCTCGGCCAGGCCGCGACCAACGAGGTCGCGTTCCAGTCCGACCAGGTCATCACCTCTACCAAGACCAAGTTTCAGGACGAGGTCGTCAACGGCGACCTCGCCGTGGACGCCAAGGGCTTCGACGGTCTCGACAAGGCCCTCGCCGGATCGGTCACCGAGATGTTCCCCGGCGGGAACGCCCGGTTCGTCGACTGGACCGCGGCGACCATCAACGACCAGGACAAGGCCCACGGTGCGCTCGACATCTTCGACGAGTTCCTCGCGCTGCTCAACAGCGGCGCCGACGCGATCATGGGCAACACCAAGTCCATCACCCGCGTGCGCTCACTCGGCCGCCGCGCCGGCTACTACACCCGCAGCGAGGACGCGCTCGGCCGCACCGTCGAGCGGTACGGCAACGCCGTCCTCATCGACGTCGGCGACAAGGCCGACGGCTCCGGGCCGATCATCCCGACCGTCACCCGCGACCCCGACGGCGCGGGCGGCGGCGGCAACGTCACCGGCCTGACCGACCTGTACGCGGTCCGGTTCGGCCTCGACGCCTTCCACGCCGTCTCGGTGATGGGCGAGCTGGTGCAGAACTGGCTGCCGGACTTCTCCACCGCGAAGGCCGTCAAGACCGGCGAGGTCGAGATGGGTCCGTGCGCCATGGTCCTCAAGGACACCCGCGGCGCCGCCGTCCTACGCAACGTCAAGGTCCAGTGATGCGCCGCCGCTACGAAGTCCGCGCCCCCGTGGAGGACTACACCGGCGAGGCCGCCGGCGTCACCTTCACCCAGGGCGTCGGACACACCTGCGAGCCGGCCGCGCTCGCCTACTTCCACCGCCACGGCTACACCATCACCGAGGCCGATGACCCGGGCGGCGCCGTGCCGCCGAGCCCGCCGGCCAAGTCGGCGAGCAAGGCCGAGTGGAAGACCTACGCCGTCACACAAGGCATGGCCGAGGCCGACGCCGACGCGCTCACCCGCGACCAGCTCGTGGACCACTTCACCGGCGCGTAGCGCCCCTCCCCACGGCACGGGGGCGTCGAGCCCTTCCCCGCTCGACGCCCCCGCGCCGCCCAGCCCGAAAGGACCAACCGTGCCGCTGTACGAGCACCGCGACGCCGAAGGGAACATCGTTGAACGGGTCCGCCCCGTCGAGGGCAGCCGCGAAGACCAGCGCCTGGCCGCCTCCCCCAGCTGGACCCTCGTCGAAGAAACCCCAGTCGCCGAACCCACCGCCACCGCCCCCGCCGCCGCGCCGGCCGGCACCGTGCCGACCGGACCCGCGCCGACCCCGACCGAAGCGCCGCGCAGCGGCACCCGGTCGAGGAAGCCGAGTTGAGCGGTGTACGCCACCCTGGCAGACCTGACCGACTACACCGGCAAGCCCGCGCCCGCCGACGCACAGACCCGCCTCGACCGCGCCGCCGAGACCATCGACGACGCGCTGCTCTGCGCCGTCTACGACACCGACGCCGAGGGCAACCCGACCGCGCCCGAGATCATCCGCGCCCTGCGGCGGGCTACCTGCGCGCAAGCCGCGGACTGGATCGCCAGCGGAGCAGGCGCGGACGGCACACCGCCCGAGCACCGCTCGGTGCGGATCGGCTCGGTACAGCTGGACCGCGCCGCACCGACCGAGCGCGCCCGCTCCGGCCGCGACGAACTCGCGCCGCACGCCGCCGCCATCCTGCGCCGCGCCGGCCTACTCCCCGGCACAATCGCGACCGGGTGATCGCGTGGACCTCCCCGAGTTCCTACTGCGGCACCGTGCGGTCATCGAGCCCTACCTCGGCGACTCGGCCGGCGGCCCGCTCTACGGGCCGCCGGCACCAGTCGACTGCTACGCCGAAGACAAACGGCGTCTCGTCCGCGATGCCAACGGTGCCGAGGTCATCGCCGAAACCACCGCCTGGTGTCCACTATCGACCGAATGCCCGCCCGGCTCGCGGGTCACCGTGAACGGTCGCACGACCACCGCCATCACGACGTCGCGGCTGGAGTTCAGCGACGCGACGCCCAACCACGTGGAGGTGGCGCTGCGATGAGCCGAGTCCGGGTGACCTGGCACGGCCCGAAGGTCAAGAAGGCCGCACGCAGGGGTGCCACCAAGGGCCTCACCGACGGCACTGAACACCTGCTCGCCGCATCCACCGCCATTGTCCCCATCGAGGAGGCCACCCTCGAACGCTCCGGAGTCGCCTCCGTCGACGAGGCGACCATGACCGGCGCCGTCTCCTACGACGGCCCCTACGCCGTACGCCAACACGAAGACCTCACCTACCGCCACGACCTCGGCCGCCAGGCCAAGTACCTCGAACAGCCCATGCTCGACGAGCAGGCCGAGATACTCGGCCTCGTCGCCGCCGCAATCCGCCGGAGCCTGCGCTAACGATGAATGCCTCGCGCGGCGTAGTAGGCGTCGCGTTTCTGCTCGTAGTCGTCGGACGCATCAGCGAGTTCGCGTTGGGCTGCGATCTGCTCTGCCGTCAGCACCGGTACCTCTCGGCCGCCGATCGGCTGCACATCGCCAAGAGCGGCGTTGTTCGCGGCCTGCGCCTCGGTGACGCGCTTCAAGGCCACGAGGTACGCCTCATGTAGCTCTTCGAGAGTCGCCATGACGGCATCCTTGCATCGGGAGGGAGCCGGTTGTCGCTTCTGGACGGCGTGGCGCGCCATCTCCATGCCCGGGGCCTGGTCGACTACCGGCCTGGGGCGACGGGCGGCGACTGCTTCCTCGAACACCTGGCACCGACGCCAGACCAGGTAGTCGGGCTGTGGCTCTACGGCGGGCGGGAGCCGGACGCGCTCAACCCGTGGGACGAGCCGAGTCTTCAGGTACGGGTGCGCGGCACCCGTGACGCCCGGATCTCGCGGGCCCGCGCCGAGGCCATCTACGTCGAGTTACATGGCCTCGGCCCGCTCACGCTTCCGGACGGCACCTGGCTACAGCTCGCCGTCGCTGTCCAATCCGGGCCCGTCCCGCTCGGCCCGGATCAGAACGGCCGGCACGAGCACGTCGTGAACGTGCGACTGGACATCGAACGTCCAACGATGCACCGGCCTTAGATGTCGTTCCAGTCCGGCGGGATGAACCCCGGACTCCACGATGCATTGTCGTTCTGCCGCTTCAGGAACGGCGGGGCCGTGTGCGCAAGCAGCGGCTCGCCAGCAATGAACTGGCGGAACGAGTACCGCACGTATCTCAGGTAGTTGCTCATGTCAACGCCTGCCCGGTTGGCGTTGTCCCCAAGGTTCGAGTACGTGTACTCGCGGGTCAGCGTCACGAGACTCCGATACCGGCCGGCCAAGTCCTCATCGCCGATCTGTAGCAACTCCACGTTCATGCCGCGGCGCAGTGAGGCCGATGCCTCGATACACCCCTCGCGGTTCTCCGTATCCTCCGGCATGTCGTACATCGAGACGGACTGGGGCGACATTTTGAGCCGCGGCAGCACGGGCAAGACGCTGTCAAGGTCTTCCAACCGGCCCAGTAGCGATACCGCGGCGTTCCGCGCCTGGTGAAGCCGCTGGTCGTGGTGCTCCTGTTCTCGTTCTTCACGGCGTCGCGCCAGCTCCGCAGCCCTGTCCTCGGCCGCCATCGTCCGTTGGGCATCAATGCTCTTGTTGGTCTGCCAACGCGCCACGAGCACCGCAATGCCACCACCCGCCACGGTGCCGGTAAACGCTCCTATGCCCTGTGCTGCCGCGTCTCCCCAGAAACCCATGTGGACATGATCCCGCATTCGGTGATCGTTCACGCCCCGCCGCGAACCGACCCTGAATCAAAGCCAGTTCACCCGGCCCCAATCGGCGGTCGGGTCTTCGCCATGACCGGAGGAACCATGCCCCCGCGGAAGGTCAACGCCCGCGACCTGATCGTGCAAGTCAGCGACGGTGCCGCCACGCCCACGTGGCTCGGCATCCGTGGCCTGAAGAGCCTGAAGCTCAACCCCGGCGAGAACGAGGAGACGACCGAGACCACCGATGTGGACTCGGGCGGCGCCTACGAGGGCCAGGTGATGCAGCGCGGCGCGACGCTCGCCGTCGAGGGCGCGCAGATGCACGACCCGGTGACCGGCACACCCGATCCCGGCCAGGGTCGCGTCGAGGCGCTCGGCGGCGAGACCGCCGAGGAGTCCCTCGGCCAGATCCGGTTCCGGCACCCGTCCGCCACCCAGTGGAAGGTATGGATCGCCACTGTCTCCCTGGGCGAGCAGGGCGGGGAGACCAACGACAAGTCGGCCTGGTCGGCGACGTTCACCCGCTCGGGCAAGCCAACCCTCGTGGCGGTGATCCCGTGACCACCGACCACCTCAGCGCAGACTCTGATGAACTGACTCCGGTAGAGCCGGATGAAGAGGAGTTCCTCGACGCGGACGGCGTCGAGGACTTTGACGGCTTTTGGGCCCGCCAACACGCCCAGCGGGCCGGCGGCGCCAGCACGCGGGCCCGTGCCCGGGTGCGGGGCGTCATCGTCACCGCGCCACTGGACATCCCGATCGCGTTCGAGCTGCGCAGCCGCCAGGTGCAGAAGTCGAAGGACCCGGACGAGGTCAAGGCGTTGATCGCGCTGCTCACCGGCCCGGAGGTACTCGAACGGCTCATCGACGCCGGCATTGGCGGCGACGAGCTGCAGGTGGTGCTTGCCTGGGCGTGCGCGAACGCCGGCCACCGCAAGCGGGTTTCCTTCGGCGAGGTCGCGCGGCGCGTCGCCGAGGCCGAGGCCGCGGGGCGGGGGCCGGGAAAACCCAAGCGGAAGACGAAGCGCAAGCGCGGCTCTGGGCGCTGATCGCCCGGCACTGGGGCGCGATCCGCGCGGACTTCCACCGCGAGTACGGCATCGACGACAAGCAGCTCGCCGGGCTCGGTGTCGGCTACTTCCTGTCCCGGCTGATCTGGCTGTCGGACGCGTCCCGGTTCCGCGCCCTGGTCGCCGCCGAGCCGGTCGAGGTGCGCGGCGTCGCCGCGGTGCAGTCGCTCATCGACCTGATGTAGGGGGTGAGCGGCGTGGCGCTCACCGTCGGCGAACTGGTCGCGATCCTCGATGTGGACAACGACGGCCTCGACCGGGGCTTGGACCACGCGCACCGCCGGTTCGGCGGCCTGTATAGGGACGCGAACGGCCGGCTGCGGGACATGCGGGGCCGGTTCGTCGCCGAGGGCCGCGCCGCCGGCCGCGGGCTCGCGGGCGGGATCGAGGCCGGCAGCCACCGCTCAACTCGCGCGGTCACCGGCCTGATCGCCGCGCTGCGCGGTGTCGGAGCGGTCACCGGGTTGATCGCCGCGAAGGCGGCCACGGCCGGGCTGCTCGCGACCGTGGTGACCGCGCTGCCGCACGTCCTCGCGCTCGGCGCGGCGGTCGCCGCGACCGCGCCGGCCGTCGCCGTGGCGGTGCCGGCGGTCGCCGGGCTGGTCGCGGTGCTCGGGACCATGCAGCTCGCGCTGCACGGCGTGAGCGACGCCCTGGCGGCTGCGGCGTCGGGTGACGCGGCGAAGTTCGCCAAGGCGCTGCGTGCGTTGTCCCCGGCGGCGGCGTCGTTCGTACGGGAGGCCGCGGGGTTAATCCCGACCCTGCGTGAGGTCCGCCGGGCGGTGCAGGAGGCGTTCTTCGCCCGCCTCGACGACGGGCTGTTGACCCGCGTCGTGACCAACCTTCTGCCGGCGGTCCGGGCCGGGCTGGTCGGTGTCGCGTCCATCGCTGGCGAGGCAACGCGGCGGGTCGGGCTGTTCCTCGCCAGCGGCGAGGCCCGCTCGGGCATCGGCTCGCTGCTGGACCACGTCCGCGCGAGCCTCACGTCCCTTGTGGACGTGCCGGCCAAGCTGATGCGGGCGTTCCTCCAGATCGGCACCGCCGCCGGTCCCGCGCTGCAACGCCTCTCCCGGGAGCTAGCCGGGATCGTCGACCGGTTCGCCGGCTCCGTCGACCGAGCGACCCGCTCGGGGTCGTTGACGGCGATGATCGACCGTGCGCTCGACCTACTCGGGCAGCTCGGCCGGATTGCCGGCAACGTCGGCCGGATCATCGGCGCGCTGTTCGGCGCGGGCGGGGAGGCCGGCGCCGGGCTGCTCGACACGATCGAGCGGGTCACCGGCGCCGTCGCCGAGTTCGCGAACTCGGCCGAGGGTCAGCGGCTCCTCGGCACGTTCCTCGGGCTGCTCGCCGACGCGGGGCCGGTGCTGCTGATCGCCGCCGGGCTCGCCTCGGCGGTCAGCGCCGTGGCGTCGGCTGTCGCTGCGGTGGCGACGCCAGTTGGCGCTGCCGTCGCGGTCCTCGCGCTGCTGGCGGTCGGCTTCGCCACCGTCTACGCCCGGGTCCGGCCTGTCCGCGAGGCCGTGCAGGCAACCTTCGCCACGCTGGCGCCGATCGTGGCCGGCAGCGTCGCCACGATCCTGCGCTGGCTGCTGGGGCACCTCATCCCGGCCCTCGCCGAGCTGGGCGCGACCGCGCGGCCTGTGCTCGACGGCCTGGCCGGGTTGTGGCAGCACAAGGTGCTGCCCGCGATCGAGCTGGTGGCGCGCGCCTACCAGGCCCAGCTACGGCCGACGCTCGACAAGATCACCGAGGTCATCGCGTCCAAGGTGATGCCCGCCGTCGACTCGCTGACCGCGGCGTACCAGCGGAACAGGCCACAGATCGAGCAGGTCGTCGGCTGGCTGTCCGCCGCCGTCGCCTGGTTCGGGAAGGTCGGCGCGGCGGTTGCCGGGCCGACCGTGCGGGCGCTGATCGCGCTCGGCGGCGCGCTGCTGAGCCACGGCATCAACAACCTCGGCCGGATGATCAACATTCTCGGCGCCACCATCCGCTGGTTCAACTCCACAAGGGACTCCGCGTCCCGGCTCGGTGCCGGCGTCGCCGCCGCGGTCGGCGCCGCGCTGCGCGTGGTGTCCGGGCTGCCCGGTCGGGCCAGGGCCGCCGTCGGGAACCTCGGCTCGCTGCTCTACGGCGCCGGCCGGTCGCTGATTCAGGGCCTGATCAACGGCATCAACAACC